ATAGTCTAAACGATTTCAAATTGGCTAGTCACATAGATATGACTAAAATAAATATAAAAATATAATAGGTGTAAAATGATTATAAATGTCTTAAAACGTAATGGTAAAAAAGAGCCATTAATGTTGGAGAAGTGGCAAGCACAAGTAGCAAAAGTATGTAACGGAATAGCAGACGTAAGCCCAAGTATGATTGAGATTAAAAGTCAATTACACTTCTATGATGGCATTACCACAAATCAAATAGATAATATAACACTTAGAGCAATCGTTGATTTGATTGACGTAGAATCAAACACCGATGTTGGTCATACTAACTATCAATATGTAGCTGGTAAGCAACGTATGAGTATGTTGCGTAAAGACGTTTATGGCTCATATGAACCTCCCCACCTCTACGATATCGTTAAAAAGAATGTAGAGACTGGACTATACACAAAAGAATTACTTGAATGGTATACTGAAGAAGATTGGCAAAAGATGAATGATTTGATTGATCATTCTAAAGATGAACAATATAGTTATGCCGCCATTGAACAACTTATTGAAAAATACTTAGTTAAGAATAGAAGCACAAAGGAAATATATGAAACTCCACAAGTTCGTTACATGGTTGCAGCAGCAACAGTTTTTCATAGTGAAGAACCAAACAACGCAAGACTCAGATACATCAAAGAATACTACAATGCTGCTAGTGATGGTCTTTTTACATTGGCTACCCCTGTGCTTGCTGGCTTGGGAACTCCAACTAAACAATTTAGTAGTTGTGTGCTTATTCGCAGTGACGATGATTTGGACAGTATCTTTGCTTCAGGAGAGATGATGGCAAAGTATGCTAGCAAACGTGCTGGCATTGGTTTAGAGATTGGTCGCTTACGCCCCCTAGGATCACCTATTCGCGGTGGAGAAATCATGCATACTGGCATGATACCATTCTTAAAGAAATGGTTTGGTGACTTACGTAGTTGTAGTCAGGGAGGCATTCGCAACGCTTCCGCCACTGTCTTTTACCCTATATGGCATCATCAGTTCGATGACCTAATCGTTCTTAAAAACAATCAAGGCACAGAAGAAACTAGAGTAAGACACATGGATTATGGCGTATTACTTAGTGCTTTCTTCTGGCGTAGATTTAAGAACAAAGAGAACATAACATTCTTTGATCCTAACGAGGTGCCCGATCTATATGAAGCATTCTATAGCAACACCGAACTATTTGAAGAACTTTATACTAAATACGAAAAGCGTAAAGACTTACGCAAAAAGACAATGAATGCCGAAGAAGTATTCAAAAGTGGAATACTAAAAGAACGTACAGACACAGGTAGAATCTATCTAGTATTCATTGATAATGTAATGAAGCAGGGTCCATTTGATCCTGAGTATCATACAATTTACCAGAGTAACTTATGCTGTGAAATACTTTTACCAACAAAATCATTTAAGAGACTTGACGATAAGGAAGGACGTATCGCACTCTGTACTCTCGGCAGTATCAACTGGGGAGCATTCCGTAATCCAGAAGATATGCGCCGCGCTTGTCGCATTCTACATAGGAGTCTTAACAATATACTGGATTACCAAGACTTTCTTTCCATTCAGTCTAAACTAAGCAACGATGAGATTCGTCCGCTAGGCATTGGTGTCACTAACTTAGCATATTGGCATGCAAAGCGTAGCTTGAAGTACGGAGAGAAAGATTCATTGGCCGAAGTTAAAATCTGGGCAGAACATTTAGCATACTATCTAACAGAAGCATCAGTAGAACTTGCCAAAGAAAGAGGAAAGTGTGAGGGTAGCGACAAGACAAGATATGGTCAAGGTACTTTCCCCTGGGAACTAAGAGCAAACGGTGTTAATCAATTAACAGACTTTCATCCAGAATTAGACTGGGAAACACTACGTGCTAATATGAAAGAATATGGTGTCCGTAATGCTACACAAATGGCTATTGCTCCTGTAGAATCAAGTAGTGTAGTTATTAACAGCACAAATGGTATTGAAATGCCAATGAGTTTGATTAGTGTTAAAGAAAGCAAAGCAGGTAGCTTCACACAAGTTGTTCCAGAGTATCACAAACTAAAGAACAAGTATCAATTGATGTGGGAACAGAAAGACTGTGATGGTTACTTAAAAACCGCAGCAGTACTAGCAGCGTATATTGACCAGAGTATCAGCACAAACACATTCTATAACCCTGCTCACTATGCAGACCGTAAAGTTCCAACTACATTGATAGCGAAGAACTTGATGCAGGCACACATGTGGGGCTTAAAAACTTTCTACTATAGTTTGATTAACAAACAAGGTAGTAAAGCAGATGCCGAGATAGCACCGACAATGTTAGAGCCAATAAATTTTGATGAAGAAGAAGATTGCGAAAGTTGTAAATTATGAGCCAAGCACAGTATAACCTAAACACAAAGACAGATTACTTAAGTCGTAAGATGTTTCTAGACCCAGCGGGTCCAGTAACTATTCAACGCTTTGAGGAAGTGAAGTATCCCAAGATTGCTAAGTTTGAAGAAACAGCAAGGGGATTCTTTTGGCAACCAGAAGAAATCAGTTTAACAAAAGATGCGAATGACTTTAAAGAAGCCAGTGATGCCGTTAAACATATCTTTACTAGTAACTTACTACGACAAACAGCATTAGATAGTTTACAAGGTAGAGCACCAAGTCAAGTATTCACTCCTGTTGTATCTTTACCAGAACTTGAAGCATTGATATATAATTGGAGTTTCTTTGAAACTAACATTCATAGTAAAAGTTATAGTCACATCATTCGTAACATTTATAATGTTCCTAAAGAAGTATTCAATACTATACATGATACACAAGAAATAATTAATATGGCTAGTAGTGTTGGTAACTACTATGAAAAACTACATCAATTAAATTGCTTTAAAGAAATCAGTCCAAACACCGTTACAGAAACATCTCATATTAAAGCAATATGGATGGCATTACATGCTAGTTACGCACTAGAAGCATTTAGATTTATGGTATCATTCGCTACTAGTTTAGCAATGGTTGAGAACAAAATCTTTATTGGTAATGGCAATATTATCAGTTTAATTCTCCAAGATGAACTTCTACATAAAGGCTGGACTGCTTATCTTATTAATCAAGTAATCAAAGATGATAGTCGCTTTGCTGCTATCAAGCAAGAATGCGAAAGTGAAGTATATCAGTTATATGCTGATGTTATACGTGAAGAAAAAGCCTGGGCAGATTACTTGTTTAACAAAGGCCCGGTCATTGGGTTGAATGCTAATGTGTTAAAAGACTTTGTTGATTACACAGCAGTAGGAGCATTGAAAGAAATTGGTATTAAGTATCAAGGCAACAGCCCAAAGAGTACTCCTATACCCTGGTTCAATAAACATAGTGATACAAGTAAGAAACAGTCCGCACTTCAAGAAACGGAAAGTACCAATTATGTATTAGGTGTAATGAGTGAACAACTTGATTACGACCAACTACCAAGTTTATAAAAGGAAATAATATGAAAGCAATAGTATGGAGTAAGTACCACTGCCCTTATTGTGACCAAGCGAAAGCATTGTTAACAAGCAAAGGGATAGTGTTTGAAGAAAAGAAAATTGGTGATGGTTACAGCAAAGAAGAATTATTAGAGGCAGTTCCAAATGCCCGATCAGTTCCACAAATTTTCCTAGATGGAGAACTTGTGGGTGGGTTCACAGAACTCAAACAAAAATTAACAGAAAGTGTCTAATGGAAACAGGAAAAGTATATACATTTAAATTAAACAGCGGCGAAGAAATGATTGCCAAAGTTATAGAAATAGGTCAAACTAACATTATTATTACGGAGCCAGTATCAATTGCGCCAAGTCAGCAGGGTATGCAGATGATTCCTAGTATGTTTACCGCAGAACAACGCGGAAATGTAACGCTAAATACTAGTGCGATTGCTTTTTATGCAAATACTGATGATAACATCAAAGATAAGTATATTGAAGCAACTACTGGTATTAAATTGCCAGATAAGAAAATAGTAATGGGATAATAAATGGCAGCATTGAGTAGGAAGGGTGATGCAAATCAAGAGGGCGGGCAGATTATACGCGGCGCCAAAACAGTATTTGCTAATGGAATTGAAGTGGGTTTGCATGTGAGTCAAATGACTCCGCACTCGCCATGGGGAAAACCGCACCCTCCACATGATGCTCCAACCACTACACAGGGAAGTCCATCTGTGATAGCAGAAGGAAGTCCGGTATTAAGAATAGGATCAGGAAACACTTGCGGGCATAGTATCGTTCAAGGTAGTCCTAATGTTAACTGCCCATGAGTACAGGAAAACAAACCCCGTTAGGCGTAAATGTAATGAGTGGAATGGTCCAGGGCAAAGGCTTTTGGATCAATCCTCCTACTGCTGCTATAGTTGGTGCTAGTAAGAATGCCACCGACTATACACCCGGATCAATTATAAACAACAGTTGTTTGTATTGGGCTACTTATGCAATCAATGACGCTTATAAAAGAGGGAAGGTAAATGCAGCAACATATTTTAATATTATCAATATGGGAACTAGCACCGTACCTGCGTTAGGAAACACTCGTCCGCCCACAACGTATAGATATGCACCAAGTCCCAGCTGGGCTCCACAATATGATAGTGTTGCTGCTATTAATACTAAACCAGCAACTCAATGGGGATATGTAAGATTATATCCCTGGCAAGCATGGAACGAATTTAACTATAATAACACATTAGAATTAAGTGGAATGTATAATGATTTCTGTGGATCATTTACAAATTCAGGGTCATTTATTGATTTTTCAAATAAATCTATAATGGCTGCACAGAATTCATTAGACTTCTTAGTAGGCACATATAGTAATATGAATGACCTAATAAGTGCAGATGTAACCAATGTAAGTTTGTCACCTCAAATATTTGGTAGAGATTTAATAAATTTAGGTAAGGCGTTAGATTTATCTACTATATGGACATTTGGTTATCCTTCTAACTTATTAGCAACTCTTAAAAAATATAATGCTATAACCCCATCCGTGTCAGTAGCTTTGTTATCAACTGGATTGACTACTACTGATATAGATGCTATTTCTAGCAACACTGAGGTTACTACAGAGCAGCAACAAAAAACATATGCTGCCTTTTTAATAATCACCGGAGTTGATTTAGCTGAGATATTGGTTTCATTGAATTGTAACACATCTGGTTTAGTAACGTTAGCTGATTTACTTGATGTTCGTAAAATGTTTCCAAACAGTTATCTAACATTGACAGTGCCTTTATATAATGCTGTGCCTGGACCAACAAATAGCAAAACATATTATCCTATCTTTGCAACCAATGCAGTAAGTCCGGCATTAACATCACCGGCGGTGATAGCACAAGTTGGCACTACAATACCACCTGGGCCACCGCCCGTGGTTGAAAGTCCTCCGCCTGTACCAGTAGCAATCCCGCCATTTGCGGTTCCTAATATAGGCGCAGTCTATGGTGTGCCTCCCCCTCCCTCCGCAGAAGTTCTTCAATCAATAGCGGCTCAACCATTAGATAAAACCCAACAATACATAGCCGCATTAGTTGGTGGGTATGGTTCACTAGTTGGAGGAGGACAGGGCGCTATAAGACCCGTAGGACGCTTGGAAGGTGGAGGAAGTGTAGGGGCTGCATATCCACCTGCAACAACAGGGCCAGTTGGTAGAGATGGTAGTATATCACAGGTTGGTGCCGCGGCCATTGTCTCAACAACAACGTATGAGGGTTAACCTATGACAATGTATAATGATTTTCTAAGTCGTAGGTTAGTATTAGAAGGTGGCATATCTGACATGTCGAACACCGTGGATAGCGGCGCGTTATCTAGTTCTGTAGATGGAGTAGCTATTAATGGGACACCTATAAATAATGTTCCTAATATATCCTCACCATTGGCAGAAGCAGCAATACAAAACATTCCACCTGCAATGGAAGCATCAGCGCAATCACAAGCAATTACAAAAGCTACAGTAGAATCATTAATATCTGGTCAAACAGCAATATCTTTTGCACAATCACCTCTGGCTCCATTGCCTACTGTGCAACCTGCTGATATTGCAGCAGCAGTAACTTTTACTTCTGCTCCACCACAAGTTAATCTACAAATAATGCCGGAAGGGTTTGGCTCATATCTTGATGGCATATTGCCTAAAGATTTAGCTACAGCAGCTGGTGCATTTGGTGCTAGTATGCAACAAATAAGAAATATACGAAATATCCCAATAGAACAATTTGCACAAGTAGCATCAACTTTAGAACTAGCTACTAGGGGATTAAATTTAGTCAATGGCACTAATGTTCCAACTGAAATTACTGAAGCAGCAAAAGCACTTGCAATAATGGCATTGGGTAGTGGACCATATGGTACGTATACATATTCAGATTTCTTTGGATGTATGTCTGGGTTACCTTATCCATGGGCAAAGATAAAACCCGCCCTTATATCATTGCAGACTGATAAACTACAAGTTACATATCAACAACTATACTTAGCTGTAACTTGGCTAGGCGCAACTGCCACTTGCGGTATAACACTAGGATCTGAAATAAACCATGTAGTGCATGTAGTACCTACACCACCTGACCCGCCGTACGATATTATTTATTATAACTATTTTTATAGTATTACTTCAATTACTGTAGGTTCCAAAGGCGGAGGATATTATAGAGCAAAGGCTCCTGTGCCAGATATAACTTTTGTTAATGATCCATCATACACTATTAATACTCCCCCAGTAGCAGTCGCTACAGTGGGAACAGATCCATATAATCTAGGAACTTACGGTAGAATAACTAAACTTACTATTACTAACCCGGGAAAAATATATTATGGATATGATGTTACTTCTCCGCCAAGTGCGCCAACAGCCCCGCCAGTGGTAGTGCAAACACCACCTACAGCAAATTTCCCATATCCTTATGTCACCGGGGTTAATACTACTGGTGGAACTTTTAGTAATCCGGCGGTGCAAAGTTTAATAGATGATGCTAATACTGAAATAGCAGTTATACGTAGTGTTAAACCCGGAAAATCAATGGAATTAAATGACATGTGGGATGACATAGGTACACAATTAACCATTGAACAACGAGCAAGAAACTTAGGGTTACGCCCTCCACCATTGCCCAATGAACCTGATACTAGGGACGCATACGGTGATATATATCCTTATCCAATAATGTTGTATAGTTTTACTGATTTAGTTCCTACTTATGCTAAATTAACAGAACCAAACATGGCGGTACAAACGTTAGAAGCTATTTCGGACTTGAATAAAAATTCAGGTCAAAGTGTAGTTGCAATGATGCGGGCAGAAAGAAACAAAGCAAGATTAATAGAAGCCGGCATAACAACTGATGATAGTATATTAGATGCATTGAGTCCTAATCAACAAGTAGCATTGATTGCAAATGGAACAGTAGCAAATTCTGCGCCTGCATTCCCGTTCAATATTGAGCCTGCAGGATATTTTGATCCAAATACTAAAAACTTTGTGATAACTGCCACTGATAATATTGCTACAGGAAATGGCAATAATGCAAACAGCCCGGCAAATCCTTTTAATACTGAAGATCCTACTAATCCGATTACTAATCCATCGCCAAATACTATTCCAATACAACCTACTATTTTAGGTGCACCTAGTTCTAGTGTAGCAGCAGTGTTAGGTATAGGAACGCCCGACGGATTACCAATACCAAGTGGAGACATAGGCATAGGCACAGCAGGTATAAGTCAAGTTACTATGCCAGCTGGAACAGTTCCATCTACTGCGTCTGGTGCCACTGCTCCTAATACAGCCGGCGGCGGCGCCGGCGGAGGCGGAGGCGCTGGTGGAGGCGGAGGCGGAGGCGGCGCTGGAGGCGGCGGCGCTGGAGGCGGCGGCGCTGGAGGCGGCGGCGCTGGCGTTGCCAGTGGCGGAGGTTTCTTTAACGGTCCAGGAGCCGGCGGGGGCTTAGGTGCACAAGGCGGCGGCCCAATTGTTCCGGGC